TCTCCATAGGTAAATAATATAAAAGTCTGATTAGTCTTTGTATAAGAAGGCACTATACATACTGTTTATTGGCTCAATTTTCTTTCATTGCTGTAATAATTGTGACATTTTTTTATACATTGCTACATCTCTACTTGTTATAGCATAGCCATCTATTTCATACCATCATTGATTTTCTATTTCGCACCTACTATAACATTTTCAATGCTCTAATAAATCATATAGAAATAGTGGTTGCTTATATTCCCTAAGTTTAATGTCAGATTTTTCTTTTTTCATTTTCTAAGGGTAAATAATATAAAAGTCTGATTAGTCTTCACTTATATACAATTCTATAAGCTCAGCATATAATCTACATAAATCACTATACATAAATGAGAAATCTCCATCTCATCAATGTTTCCTATATTCACTTTCAAGGTAATCTATCATTTTCTTTTTAGCCTCTATGTTTTCTTTCAGCTTTTTTATTTCTTTATCTTTATTTTCCATAGGTTATTAAATTAAGTAAATAAAATATGATTAGCAAGCATACAAATAGCATATCATATAATTACATAAGATATTACAAACGAATACTTAACTCCAAAAGAATTAAGAATTATCTGTAAAGCAACCAATGAAAGCATTATTATTTCGTTGATATCCACTATCTTAAATTAAGTAAATAAATCTGATTATACAGGAACGCTAAGATTTGAACTCAGACCAACTCCTTCGAAGGGTGCTGTGCTACCATTACACCACGTTCCTTTAAGGCTAGCCACCCCTAGCCATGTATTCTTATTTCTTATAGGTGTTTATTTACTTTAGTTCTTTACATCTCTAGGGTGGTAGAGATACAGGACTTCATGAGGGCAATTCTGAACCCCTCTACGCATCTCTACGTAGACTACCTGATTGTCTATCTTTTAGCTTACGCTCGGCTTTAACACTCCTCTTAATCTTTAATTCATTCCAAGTCTGTGCCTCAGCATCAGGATTATTTCTAACTACTTCTTCTCTTAACCTATCAAGCTCAACCATTAGCTCTCATAGTTTCATTTTGTTTAGTTTAGTTTGTAAAACAGCATTGGTAATAAATCTTTCTCAACGATATACATCTCAGCTCTATCTCCATCTCATCAGACAGCTTTAAACTTATGTATATCTACAAGTCTGTATAGTAGCTCTCCTCTCTCCTGAAAGTAGAGCTCATCATCACTCGGACAATAGATTATAAAATCTGCCTTGCTTGCTAGTATCCCACTTGGGTGTCAATTACACTTAATCTCAAACGCACACCTTCAAGTCTCCTTACTCTTGTAATCACGTTTAACCTCATAACTTTTAGTCTTTCAGTCTTTAGTAATCTTAATATCTCGGTCTTTACACTCTCACTCAGAGAACTCTACCTTGCTTATATCAGGATACTTGGTTAGCATCTTAGCAGCAAATAATCTCTCTACTTTCTTTCAGCTTTCTAATGTTTTATTAAAGTCCATTGTTATCTTCTAATACTAAATGTTGATGGATTAATCGTTCCATAGATTACTCCTAAACAAGCTCTCATATTTTTCTCTCGGCTACCATCACTTGTAGCATATCTTGAACCATTGTCTCCATTCTCACTACAAGAACCTGCATTTGATAGGCATCAGAGTGTTTGTTTCTTTCATAAATATTTGTTAGTTAGTGTTTGTCCTATCTTCTCTAATCAAGTCTCGTAGAACGCATATTGGATACGGTCTCATCTATCATTATTCCCTACATTTCAAGGGTTTGCTTGTCAGTATCCTCTCCATCCTCAGCTTGTCTCAGCAATAGTGATACATAGGATAACTCATTCTTTAATTCAGTAGTGGTTTTCTACAGTCCATATCTTACTAGCATCTATACTATATGCTGCTGCTAGTTCCTTAAACCTTTCATGTTCTGTCTCCTTCTCAATAGGTGGCATCTCTTGGTGTAATCAGAGTTCATCCTCTATTAGCTTTCAGGGTTCTCGTAATTCAGCTGTTCCTGCTGTTTCAGTCTCACTCTCTGCTTGATAGCTACCCCAACATAGTGGTAGTAGCATCAATACATAGGCAAGTATCATTCAGATTACTAATGGTAATCATTTATCTTTGTAGTTTTTATATGTGTTTAATTTCATCGGTTAGATTAAAGGGTAAAAATTATTCTGTAAACATATTCTCTAAATTAGCTATTCACTTGGCGTTGTTATAACAAATTCTTAAATCTGTCTCTTGTTGTTTGTTAATCTTAGCACCTATCTCCTTAACTCTTGCTTTTATCTTTGCTATATAGTCTTCCTCATCCAAGCATTCTAACATGAATTTAGTTCCTTGCTTAGCTTTAGTAAACCACTCTGGTTCTCATGGTGCTGCTGCTATTGTAGGTGTAGCATTAGATACTCAACTATCTACAAATGGTGTATCTGCTGCTACCTTCTCTGCTACCTTACTTCTATTCAAAGCCTTCTCCATTTCGTTAGCACTTGCTATACCTCATGTTGCATCGATACCTATTCACGCTGCAGCACAAGCTCTACCCCAAGCTGATGTCTCAGCATTTTCTAAAGCTGAACTAAAGTTTACAGTTCAGAATTTCTCTGTTTCTATCTCTTGTGCTAGTCAGTTATAAACACTGAACTCTTGATGGTTTTCATCCCATATAGTTAGAGTAGCTCTTACTACCCACATTTTTCTACTCTCAAAGTATTGATACTCTGATTGTAAATTATATCTACCCTCGTAGTTCTCGGCTAGAAACTGTATCCTATCTTTAACTTGGATATAGTCCTTACCTTTAATGTTAATAGCCTTGTCGGCTAGTTGTTTAGTTGTTGTCATTGTTGGTTTGCTTATAAATATAAATTAATTGTTCTGTAAATAAGTTATCATTTTAGCTATCTCACGTTGTATCTGTGGATGCTTAATCTTTTCTTGTTTAAGCCTTAGCTCTATTATTCTATTCTGCTTTGCTATCTCCGCTAGTAGCATAGTCTTACGATATAAGTCTGATTTCTTGTCTTTATCCATCTTTAAAAGTTTAATCGATTTAAAAGCTCATTCATTTCCCAAGTATGTTCCCTTTCAGTTCCTCTGATTTCTTCTAATTCTTTTTCTGCTACTCAATGTTCCATTTCATAAGTCTCCCAAGCCTCACATAGTTGACTAGAGAACTCATCAAATAAAATGTCTAGTGCCTCACAACGTGCCTTCTCAGGATAGAATTGGTTGTGATACATTTTCACAGCTTGCCATATCCTATCAGTAGGATGTGTAGCAGTGATTTTAAATTGTGGTGTAAACATGGTTGTTATAATTAAAGATTAAAATAGGTTAAATCTATGTCTGAAATCTGATTAGCTGGATAAGATGCGATTAGCTTTCAGTCTTTATACATCTTTGCTACATACTTCTTACCTAGCTTTCATTCGTTCTTGTATAGCTTGATAGCTATTCATGTATCTAGACTACTGTGCTCAGATACTTGAACTCTCCCTTGTCATAGGCGAGTGAATAAATCCCTAATTCTCATCGTGTTCTATCTTTGTAAACTTGTAAAAAGGTTTCTTCATCATCTCTGATATACTTAACAATAGTGAAAGCATCATCTCATAACTTACCACTACCTCTCATTTGAGAAATGTCTCTCTCTCATGCCTTTCATTTCTTAAAGTGGTGTAGCAATACGATACATACATCTTCCTCGATACAAAAGCTCACTAACTTCGAACTAATGTATGCTGTCTGTGCAGTTTCATCTACTCAGTTCCCTATGATAAATCACAGATTATCTATAAAGAACAGTCAACATCACTTCTCCTTCATGTCCTTCATAGACTGCATTAGTGTCTCCACTTTAATCTTATGTCAGACATCTATCATTTTTATATCTCTATTCCTAAAGTCTAAGTATGCTCTCTCATACAACATCTCCTTCTCCTTACTCCAACTACCTTCGTTGTATTCATGCTTGGTAATTCATGCTCGTTTCATTGCATACCTCATGGTTATATTCTCTACCTTGTCCTCTAGAACATAGTAGCATGAGTTCTTGTTATGCCTTGCCATAAATGTAGCAAATGTTGTCTTTCAAGCTCATGTCTCTCATAGCAATATAACAAGCTGTCCTCTCTTCATCTTTCAGATGTGGTCATCTATTCCTAATTCTCATCGTGTGAATGTTGGTTTCTCTAACTTAGGGACTATCGTTGGGTTGTATATTAACTCCTCTGTATTCAGCTTTTCTATTTTCTTCTCATCTATCTCTGAGTGGTGTATCTTAAGATACTCCGCTAATTGCTTTCGGTCAACTAGTCAATACCACTTAAGCCATTGTATCCATGTAGGTCATCATTTATCACTACTACCTATGTATCAGTTCCTATCTATCCAACATCATGTGGACTTACCATTACAATAAATCTGCTCTGTTCCATTCGTGTTCCTCTTGAATGAGATTAAATCTCAACTAAGCCAACTACTTCAACTTAACTCTTCTAACATCATTCTGCTATCTAACTCTCATGCTTTAGTTCGAAACTTATCTTCATCGTTCAGATACTTATTCAACTGTTCCCTTTGCTTAACTCTTCATGGTGTTGTATCACTCTGATTTGGAAATGCCTCTTGCATTTGCTCTATCGTGTAATACTCACAACTACTCAAGTCTTCTCTAAATAACTCCATGATAGGTTCTCATTTCATGTGGTAGTATCATGGTATCCTTAACACTCTAGCAATGTCCTTACATACTTTGGGGTCTCAGTTGTAGTAATTCTTAAGTCATCGGTTTCAGCTTTCATATTCTTCTCTAGTTAGTTCGTTCTTTGCTAAGTAGTAAAGATGAAATCAATGGACACTCTCTACTACTAGACTTGGTTTCAGCTTTGAGTTCTTGATAAGTTCTAATTGCTTTGACTTATCCATATCATCAATATCGCATATCCAAGTCTGAATTTTCTTAACACTATTCATGTCTCTCTTTCAGCTTTCCATAGGATTTACACTAAAGTAAATTCCATAAGGTAGCATTGTTTGTAGTTTGATACATTTCTCTAAATTCTCTTCAGTCATTGGTAGTATCCTAGACTGTGAATGTTCCTCCTTACTCCTATCATTAAACGTTTGAATAGAACACTCTCGAAAATTCGGATATATCTTACTTCGTTTATCGGTCTGTTCATTCATTTTGTTTTTGATTAAAGGCTAAAGTTTTTTTCCAATACTGATACTCTGTCTCGGTTTGGTCATTCCAGAATATTCACTTTCGTTCATGCTCTCTAGCCTGATTTATTGCGAACATAAATCTCTTTGCCACATCTCATCTAGGTTGTCAATGTCTAACTTTATCCACTATAACATTTAGTTGTTGGATAAATCAGCCTTCTGTTTTATATGCTCTATTCTTCTTAGCTTGTTTGTATTCAGCTCGTTCTCTAACTACTCAACTGTCTCCTATCTGTTGGACTAATAGCTCATCTCACTCATACGCCTTAACTAGCTCACTAACAGTTGGTATCTTTTTAGAAATAGATTTATCTATTTCTTTTTCTTTATGTTCTTGTTCCTGTTCTTGTTCGCTTTCCCTTAGGTTTTGCTTAGGTTGGTCTAGGTTAGTTTTAGGTTTTTGTGAGTTATCGTAGTTCTTAGGTGGTCTTCAACCTTTCTTTCAGTTTTCTATCGATGCTTTTATGTCGCTTATAACATTATCCAAATCAAATTGTTTTGTTTTGAATGCTGTATAGACTAGAAGGTCATCTTTGCTTGGTTCAACTCCATGTAGTTGATAATCTACATAAGCACAAATAACTTTTGCTCTTGAGACACCATCTAGATGACTTAGACTGTCTCGCATTTCATCATGTATCCTAGCTAACATTTAGGTTTTTTTAGGTTTTTCACTCAGCTTGCCATTTTTTTAGGGGTTAAGAAATAAATAAGAGTTCTTTAAGCTACACATCTTTTTACTACCCTTTATTTCTTATACCTTTATCGTAGGTGCGACTTTTGTCTTTGAAAAAAGAGCCATTAAATAGATGTGTTGCTTTGGGCGATACCACTCATTCCCATTACAACACAACCATTTAATAACTCTTTGTGTTGTGGTATCCTTTTATCTCATTAAAGGACACCGACTTACAATTCTCTATTGACTGTAAAGAAAAAGCCGATAGTTTTTGCTATCGACTTATATCTCATATCCAAGTGTTTTTTGATATGGGCGGGGTGGGGTTCGAACCCACGACCTTATAGGTCTAGGGGGATACTCACTCCTAAATCGATAACAAATTTTCCTTTAACGTGATGCCTTATTGTAATCAGAAATGAAAAAAATGCAATAGATTTTTTATTAATTCGTATCTATCATTTCTCAATTCTGATTTTTTCACTATATTTTTTTAATCAAAAATCTGATTAACTTTATCTTTCAATTCACTTTCTAATACATGACAATAAGTCTGAGTTGTTTTCAAATCTTTATGTCAGAGTAGTTCTTGTATTTCTCTAACATTTAATCAGCTTTCTAAAAGTCTGGTAGCATAAGAGTGCCTTAAACTATGAACTGTTATTCTTTTTCAAATATCTAATCAGTCTGAATACTTTTTCATTATTCCACATACTGTTTCTTTCTTGATAGGATTTCCATAATCGTATCCACTATTATGTGATATGAAAACATAATCAGATTTCTTTTCTTTTATTCAAGTTCGTGGTATAGGTTTTTCTCTCTCTTGTAGGTATTCCTTTAATAGTTTTTCAGTAGAGTTTGTAAAGAATACTCGCCTAGCTTTATTTCATTTTCAGATTATTCTAGTGTTTTTCTTTTCAATATCTTTAATAGTCAAGCCTAGCATTTCAGATAATCTTAATCAGCTTGTATATCAGATATTACATAATAGTTTCATACGTAAAGCATTAATCTTATATTTCTCATACTGACTTATAAAATTCTCTAATAACTCAAATTCAGTTTGCGTTATGTAATCTATGTAATCAGATTTTATTCTTTTTGTTTCTATTTTTGTATAATCTAATCAGCAGTTATAAAACAGATTTATATATTTTAATAAACTTTTTACAGCAGTTAATTTACTTTGTATTGTGCTTTGAGAAATAGTAGGTTTAATCGTGTAGTAAATACTATTCTTTGGTGTTGGTAATCAGCGTAAATATGTTTTTCGTTTCTCAATTTCCATTAACGTTATTTCATTTTCATTAACGATACTACCTTGTGTTTTCAAGCGTAAATAGTTCAGAAATAATTTTACATCTGTTTCATAATTAGAAATCGTGTTAATACTAAACTCTTTGTTTAGCATTCGTTCCTTTCGTTCAAAAAGAAGTTGGTTAGTAATCAGCATTTTTTTAATTGGTTAGTATATAAACATTTAATTATATACAAATACCAATAATATGTACTAAATACTACTCAGTGTTTTTCATTTATTTCTTTTTGAGTAAATATACTTTATCTCATCTAGTCTGATATATCTTATCATGTATGGTTTTTTAGTTTTTCATATTCTAAATCTTCATAAACTTTCTCAAGTATCTACTCTAATAGGTAGGTATCTTCATGAAGTTTTAATAGTTCTAGTATCTATTCAGTCCATAAAAGAAATCTGAGCTAGAGAATATGCTTTTATTAAATCTTTGCTAGTATTGTCTCTATGGTCTCTTAGTTCTTGTAGGTCTGACTTATCTATTTTTTTCATTATTGGCATTTGTACGTGGTTAGTGAATAAATCATCTTGTTTTTTATTTAAATAAAATTATAAGTCAAATGTGTTTTTCATGGTTAGAAAACACAATGTAGTTTTTCATGGTTAGTGAAAAACATGGTTGGGAAAAGGCTAGTAGAAATGCTAGTCTTTTTCTGTTCGTAAGTTTTTCTCATCTCGTATTGCGTTCCACTCTTGGTGGTTATCTTCTATATACTGTTCTAAGTATGTAGCAATTATTCAGTTCATATAATCTATAGGAGTTTTTCAGTATACATAGCTAGTATCCAATTCCATTTCATAGTTAGTGTTTCACATTTCTTCTATCACATTTAAACTATCGGATAATCCTAGGTAGCTAGCGTTGTTTATTCGTTCATATAGGTTATCACAGTCAATGGTTTTTCATGAGAAAAACTTCTTTGCTTGTTCTTGTAGGTTTTTAAGTGTTTCTTTTTTCATGGTTATAGTTATTTATTAATTAAAATGTTTTTAGATTTTTTTGTACTTTCGTACAGATTTCGATAGTCTTCTTTTTGTAAATCAGTAAAGTAAAGTAGTTCAAATAAATCAGCTTTATTTATTTTCTTTAAACTTTTTTCTATTTCATCTTTTGGTATTTCATAACAATGATAATTCTTTAATAAATCAGATACAATTTTACAAGTATCTAATCGAGTTAGTTCTTTTTTCATGGTTGCTTTTGGTTATTAATTAAAATTTTAAATCAAATTTCGTACTCTAAAGTATCGTTAAGTTCCTTTAGATTTTTACTGTCTTCTACTGCATGATAAACTTCTCTATAAGTTCTCTCACTACAGTCTCAGTGGTATACTCTACTATATAGTTTAGATAGTAGGTTATCAGTCAGCTTTTTTAAATCATTGTTTTTTTGGTGTACTACTCATAGTACGTTATCTATTAATAAATACATGGTTATTTTTGGTTAGTAAATAAATTATTTTGCTAGACAGTTAGCGTGTTTTTGGTAGTCCTTGTTTGATATATATAAGTCAATAGGTATTTCTCTTACACAAATATCTATTAATCATGGTATATATAATTTTCATTGACAGAAATCTATAAATCTATTTTTATATTGTTTTTTATCCTTGTATACTTCACTTCGAAAATCTATTTGTTCTTTTGCAAAATTAATTGCTTTTTCTTTTTCAGTAAATCAGATTATATCTGGTGCTAGTGTATCCTTACTTTGTATATAATCTTTTACTACTACGTATAAGTTTTTCATGGTTGTTTTTGGTTAAAAATCTAAATCTATAATAGTTCTTTTTTCTTCATCTTCATCTTCATAAACTTCAATAGTTCAGTCAATTCATGGTATCGAAATAGGTTTTCAAGTATCAGTTATAAACTGTATTTCTAGTTCATTTTCTAAATCAAATTCTTGTAGTTTTTCTATAAGTTCTTTTACTTTCATGGTTATTAATTGGTTAGTAGTTAAAAAGGTTATAAGTAATATCATCTAGTTTTTTCAGACTTTTTGTATTTTTTATTTCTTTTATAAAATTTTCTAATTCAGATTTATCTATATCTAGAAATAAATAGTCTCTACTATATTCATATCTAGCTTTTTTAATCAGAATTTTTTTGGTTTTTTCTAAGTTTTTCATGGTTAGTTTATGGTTAGAAAGTTAAATAATCGTAAATTAATTGGTCTATATCTTCAAAATCAGTATCACTTCTAGTATCTAAGAAGCCGTTTTCATCTTCTAAATAATCGAACTCATCAGTCCTTATGTACTCTCTCGCAAGTTCAGAATAATAAGATAAATCTCATCGACTAGGTTGGAAGTCGGGTTTTTTTTCTACGTACTCTCTAAAGAAATCAGAAATTGCCATTTCTATTTCTCAGATATTAACAAAATTTATTCAGTCTAAATAGTTGAATAAATCAGATTTTTTGAAGTTTTTCATGGTGTTTTTTGGTTAAAAATCTAAAAATTAATAGTTAGCAATTACTACTCAGTTTGAAGTCTCAGTAATATCGAAATCACAGTCTCTATGAAACATATCGTAATCAAAGTAGCGTTCTATAAAGTCGTTTCAGTTAAACTCTAGCGTTTCATCACAACTATCATGATAACTGTCAATATCACTATAAATAGTGTACTTTCAGTCTTCAATGTCTTGAATTGCATTTTCTAGCTCTTCAAAAGTGTAAATATAGGCTTTTTTGTTTTTGCTGTAATGTCAATATGCATATTCCATAACAGCATATACATAATCTTCATCATTGTATGAACTCAGATTTTCATCAATGATTTTTTTAGCTTTTGGAGTAGCTAGCAGCTCTTCTAAAGTGTAGTTTTTCATGTTTATAAGAAAAAAGAATAAAATCAGACTTTTTAAAATAGTCTGTATTTGCTAGTTATGAATTGGTAGTTTTTTGTGTGGTTGTGTGTGGTTTATATTGTTTTATAGTTGTTTTCATAAAAGCAAATGATATCAGAAAAATCATCTTCTTCTATATAGTTTCAGTCTACTAAATCATCTAATAAACAGTGTAAATTTTGCAATTTGTAGTAAATACTATCGTATAGTCCAAGTCTGCATAAATTATAATAGGTGTCATCTACTAAATCTTGCATTTTTAAAAACTCAGATTTTTCAATTTTAAGCTCATCTAAAAGCTCTTGAAGTTGTGTTTTCATGTTTTCGGTTGGTTGTAAATAAAAAAATTAATAAGTTACTTAAGGTAGAACCTAAGAAAATTAATATTCACAACTAGCAAATAATGACTATTTAAAAAAGTTACTCTCTCTTGAGCCTAGATCTTCACTAGAACAAATCCCTTATAAATTAATATAAGAGCTATCCATTTTGTGTTGGATATAGTGGACTTCCACCACTAGCAAGCGTTTGATGATATTGTTAAGGAGCAACACGAGTTAAAAACTCAGAATTTTTTCACTTTTTAACTTGTTTAAATTGTAGTTGATATCTTCTATACTGTTGACTACAAACAAAGTCAAGAATAGAACCTATAAACAAGTTGACTATATACTATACACTAGGATAAGTTTATAGTTAGTTGCTAAGTCGCTCTATAGTGTACTAAGTACTAGAACTTGTTAACAACACTTCACTATATTAATATAGTATATGCAACGTAAAGAACCTATAAGAATTGGTTGCTATATCTTGTTGCAATATAAATATAATCATTTTTAAAATAATTGCAAGTTTTTTAGTACTTTTTTTTATAACAAAATAACAAAAAGATAAGAAAACATAAAATAACAGTTAAGAACTGCAAAATCAAAAAACAAGTCAAAAATCCTACAAGCTAGAAAATCCTAAGAAAAACAGAATATAAAAAAATCCTATAGTAAAATACTATAAAAACATGAAAAACAACATAAAATAATATGGAATTATAACAAGATTTAATTAATCAGATTTATTTTAAAAATTTTACACTTAACAGCTTACTGTTAAAACATAACATAAACGTATATCATGTTATTATATCCAATGTTAAAAATTAGTACGTTTGTTTATGTTTTGAATATTATAAAACAAAAAAGCAAAAAAGCAAAAAATCCCTTCAAAATCCTAGTTCATACCGTAATAAAAATAAATCCTAGCGTATTGTATTTTCAATTTTCAACTACTAGCCAAGTGGAGCAGTAAAACAAGCGTAAAAGTGTAAGGAAGTGAGGGAAGAACTAGGGAAACCCCCACCCCCCAAAACGTGGAGAGGTGTTTATTTTTACTACTTCTCACTCGCTATTTTTTTCAACATCATGTAGTGCTTTACTACACAAAAAATAACATAATGTAGTGGATTGCTACATATAATGTAGTGGTTTGCTACACAATTTAAGGTGCTGAAATTTTTTTGGGGAAAAATATGAGTAGTGAATATACTACATTTACTCTTGAAAACTAATAATGTATTATTATACTACAGTAGTAGTTATACTACATTTTATATTTTAAAAGATAGGATGGAGTTTGAAACACAGAGGGCGTTGTTAGAGTACGCATGAAGAAATCCGAACGACAGGAGTTTGGTACAGAGATGGATAGCTAAGGGGATTGTATGGAGGACTGAGGAGTGAATGTGGCACTTAGAGGAGAGTAGGGAGAGTTTATTAGAGAAGGAGGTTAAGGAGTTAAAAGAAAAATTAAAAAAATCTGATGTTGTAGATAGTGGGGAGTTAGGAAAGTATAAGGAATGGCTAGACCAAGCTAATAAGGCTTATGAAGATTTAGAGAAAGAAAAGAAGGCTGAGGTTGATAGCATAACTAAGAGGTGTTGGGATTATATGTACCAGCATAAATGTTGTCCTACACAGACTTATAAGGAATTTGAGTATTGGATTTTAGGGAAGGAGTATGCTGACATACAGTTTGACCCTTCAGATTTACCATTTTAATTTATTAATTATATTATTATGAAGAAAGCAGAAAATGCGTTTGATGCTCTTAAAAGAATAGATGAGCTAGAAAAAGAAAATCAAAAATTAAAAAACGAAAACAAAATTCTGAGGTTTGAAAATATGTCAGAAATGGAAAAGGAGTGAGCTATGAGGGCTTATAGAGTTTTAAAATGAAAAGATGGGGAATTTATCAATTCTAAGGAAAGCTTTAAAAGGTCGTATATAGACCAGAAGGATGATGAGTTAAACATTGATGCTGTATTACCATTTATATAAAACAAATTATAAGTCAACTTATAATTCTCATAAAAAAACCTTGAAAAATTAAAAATTAACGTTAAGTAGTAATTGACTGTAAAGAAAAACTCTGTGGAGTTCACAATTCTCTGTGATTTACCTACAGAGTTTTTTTCTATGAAGGATAAGTATAGCATTACTAAAAAATGGGAGAGGAAAATAGAAGAAATGAAAAAGAAAGCTGATTTTAAATATTCAGTTCTTTTAAGGAACAGGAAACAGAAGATAGAACTCTGATGGGAACATGAGATAGAGAAGTATGAGAGGAAGAAGAACTCTGAGATTAAGAAGAAGGAGGAACAGATGATTAGGAAGATGAATAATGAGATTAGGGAATTTGAGTGAAAGCCAAAGAGGGAATATAAATCAGACTTACCTAAGATTAAACCATTAGAATTAGCTATGAGAATAGCACAGGAGAATAGTAAGTTGAGGGATACTGATGAGAATGGTAATTGAAGATGTATCTCATGCAACAAGATGTGTTCGTGGGGGGAATTAGCATGAGGGCATAGATATTCCAGAAGGTTCAAGAATATGTGTTTAGAGGTAGAGAATATCAATGCACAATGTCACACTTGTAATTTCACTACCTGACCTAGAGGAGATACAGTAGCTAAAGAGAAGACTAATGCTGAATATGATAAGAACATAAACATAAAATTCTGACCTAAGACAAGTGAGAGATTGAGTAAGATGGTTACTGAGTACTTTCATGGTAAAGGTAAGGAATACGATTTAGAGATAAAAATCCCAGAGTTAATAGATGAGAATGAGAAACTTTGGGCTACTAAGAGTTTTTACGCACCTGCTAAAAAGCGGAGAAACATACGGACTAAGTTCAAGAACAGAATTTAGTTCTTTTATTTTCTAATCTTTATTGGGAATGGCAATACAAGATTTGGTTAGCATTAGGGAATGTTGGGAGGCACACGTTCGCCTCATGAGGAGATTAAAACTCCCACACGTAAGTTATGCCTCCTTCTACTGAAGGGTAGTTAGAAGGGATTGGGATTTATACAAGGCTGTCCACACACCAGCTTATGAAAGCAAGAGGAACAAGAAGGCAAGGAGAAGGATAGCATGGAGAAGATTTAAGTTCAGATTTTTATCACTTTTTAAGAGACATGATAGAAGGAGAAGAGGTAAGAGATGTTAAGACACTCTCAAAGATAAAGACAGTAGATGAGTTTATACCTAAACCAGCAAAGGAAGACCAGAGGGAGAAATGAAACCTAGCAAGGATATGAGAGACACAGTATAGGATAATAGAGGAGTACTTAATGATGGATGCTACTATAGAAGAGGCTTGTATGGCTGCAGGGATAAGTGTTCCATCATATTATCATCATAAGAGTGAACATCCAGAGTTTGCTAGGAGAATGGCTATTGCTAAGGAGTATCCAAAGGTAGCTGCAAGGGCTGCTGTTATGAAGAGGATAAGGTTAGGGGATGCTAAGACAGCAATGGATTACTTAAAGTTAAGGGATAGAAGGTATAAACCAGAGTACGAAGAAACAGAGAGTGCATCAGTACCTAAGGTACAATTTATATCAGTTGCTAGTAATGAATGAAATGAGAAGGGTTCACAGACATCCATAGAGCAAAAATCGCCCTCTGAATGATACTCAAGTTCTTGAGAAGTAGAGATGGAGGAGAAGATGACAGCATGGGAGAACGAGGAGCAAGTACTAAGGAATATAAACTCGTTGAGTTTCAGCAGCGACTAGGAGAACAGATACCCAACGAAAATATAGAGATGCCAGACTGACCAAGTCAAACATTTCGAGCTAAAAAAAAGAGAAGGCTTAGAGCCAACCAGAAGTTAAGAAAAGAGGATTATGAAGAATATTTAAGACAGATGAGAGAAAGAGCCAGAAAAAATAAATAAAAAATTTTTATATGTCCCCCTATAGTGATTATAATGGCAAACGTAGAGATAAAACTGACAGAGAACCAACAGAAAGCATTTGAGGTATTAATGGATGATTATCACACAGCCATTTGATACTGAGGATGAGCGTGAGGTTGAAAGACATATTTGGGGATTATCCGATTACGAAGGATGTGTAACCAATATGAAGGTGTCAGATATGCTCTAGTGCGTGATACGATTAAGAATATTAAGCAGACTTCTGTTATTTCCTTAGAGAAGTTCTATAGGGACTACAACATACCAGAGGATATGCGTGGTAGACTTAACAACGTATCCAATGTAATAACATTTCCTAATGGTAGTCAGATACTATTAAGGGAATGATGTTATCTTCCACAAGACCCATTATATAATAGGTTCTGAAGTCTGGAATTAACATGAGCTTTCGTAGAGGAGAGTGCTGAGTGTCCTTTAGAGTGAATAGAGATACTCCAAACCAGAGTATGAAGGTTTAAGAATGAAGAGTATGGTATCTTGGGAAAGGTGTTAGAGACATTTAACCCTAATCCATGACACGTATATGAGAGGTACTACAAGCACAAGCATAAGGATGGGGACAGGGCAGTATTTATACCATCATTAGTATACTCCAACAACTTTATAGATAAGGGGTATATAGCTAACTTGGAGAGGGCGAGTGAAAGGACAAAGCAGAGGTTGTTATACTGAAAATGGGATTTCGATGATAATAATTGGTTATTATTCAAGCAAGGGGACATTGATAGGTTAAAGGAGAATGAAAGTCATTGAGACCAATACTTCTTAATCTGTGATGTTGCTAGGTTTGGAAAGGACACTACAAGGATAAGTTTATGGAGGGGTAATACGTGGGTAAGAGTATATACGTATGCCAAGAGTAGTGTAGAAGAGGTTAAGACATCTATTAAGTTAATCCAGAACCAATACGAGATAGAGGCTAGGAACATAATAATAGATGCTGACTGAGTAGGATGAGGAGTTGTGGATTGAATACCGTATTCGACAGGGTTCATAAACAATTCTAAGCCTGTAGAGACATGAGCTAAGCAGAATTATGCTAACTTAAAGTCTCAATGTGCGTTCTTACTACAGGATAAGGTACAGAAGGGGGAGATAGCAATTAAATGGGAACACTTAGATGCTGATAAGGATTGGGAGATACTAACACAGGAGATGTTGAACGTGTATATAGATGAGAAGAGTATAGATGGTAAGACAAGGATAGAGCCAAAGGATAAGATGAAGGAGAGGATATGAAGGTCGCCAGACTTATTAGACACATTAATAATGAGGATGTATCCATATCTAAGATACTTTGATGATGATATAGGAGCATATTTAACTTCAATAGCTAGGTAGATGGTAAAGCTAACAGATGAGTTAAGACAGAAGATAATTGGAGAGTACAGACATGGTTTTGAGGCAAACCGTTCCAAGAACTCTCTTTTTATGTCTCAGAAAGATATATATTCAACTAAAAGGAACGATGAGTTGTTAAGAAGTCAGATTTTCTGGTCTGTTTCTAGGACAATGCAAGCCACTTGTATAATCAACGAACCAGATGTATCATGGGAAGATGAAAATGTACTCTATCAAATGGAGGCAAGAAACTTCACAGATATGTATAAGACTGATTATCAGAATGAGAATTGGGGATTTGACAGATACATGGGGTTAGAGGATGTATGTAAATATTGAAAAGCAGTCTTTCTTTTTACTTGATACGATGTCAAGAAGAATGTACCTACAGTACAGAGGATAGACCCAAGATTTGTTTATCCATATAATGATGGTTCACTCTTAGTTAAGGATTATCCATTCTTTTGATTTGATAGGATAGTTACTAGAAAACAATTAGAGGAATTACCTGTAGCTGCAAACAAGGAGTTCAAGGAGATGATACTTAATCATTACGATGTATATATCAATGGACTTAAAACAGAGGATGCTTTCTTAAGAAGTATCGACACTTGTTATAACAATACTACAGGACATTACACAATCCACTATCATTACACATATATATATGATGAGGAGAGCGGAGAGAATAAATTGTATTTGGTACTTATGTTATGCGACCAAATCCTAGATATATACGATGTACCTGAGACAGATAATGTAATACCTATGGCTGTTTATGGCTTTGCATACGACAGTCAGGATTGGTGGGGAACAAGTTTAGTAAATATTATAGAAGACTGACATAGAACAGAACAATTACTCTTGAACCTATATAAGATTAAGGTTACTAGGGAGGCTATGTGAGGAAATATCTTCATAGATGAACAGGTATTCATGAATAATGTTAATACTTTGAAGAACCAGAGTATTAAGAACAGATGGTTTCCTGTTAAGATGAGGGATATGACTAAGCCTATCAGTTCTATGGTATATGAATTACCACAGAGCCAGATAAGTTCAGACTTATATAACTCTCTTGGTATGATTAAGAACAAAGCGTTAGCAGAGAGTTTCACAAATGCTACAGCACAATGATTAGGATTAAGTTCTAATTCAGACCCTAACACAGCTACAGCAAGTAAGATACAGAAAATCAATGCTAACATGATTACATCATTACAAAATCAGATTTTATCTTACTGAACTAAGGACTTCGCTGAACTATATAGAGACTTCATGTTATATCATTGGAGGAATAGTTCTAAGAAGGTAATCAGAAGGGTAAACAACTGATTAAGCTGAACATATAAGAAAGTTAGCAAGAAGGACATTAGGGGAGACTTCTCAATCATGATAGTAGACCCTATTATGAAGGACATAATCTATCAAGAGAAGAAGGGTGCGTATATTGAACAATACAATATGTTAGTATCAGACCCTAAGACACCACCATTCTTGCTTAACAATATCCGTAGGGCTATTGCATACTATAATGGATTAGATGAAAGCGAGATAGATAGCGTAACAGAGATGACACCAGAGGATTATCAATGTAAGATGGATGTGTTATTACTTAATCAGAATATAAGTATCTACATTCCACAGAACGCTAATATCCAAATGAGGTTATGGTACTACAATAGGGCAGAGGATACAGATGCTAAATTCAGAGCTATACAAGCATTACAATATATGGTGCAACAAGGATTGGGAGTTACAGAGATGAACCAAGCTGCACAACCAAAAGTAACAGACTTCAAGTCTGCTTGAGAGAATAACAATCCATTGACAGATATAAACTTTGACACAGTCAACAACGTTGATAGTTGAACCTGAATGAGTGAGTGAAGTAGAGTTAATCGGTCACAGAACAAAGGGGACAGCTTAAATGTAAGTTGAATGCAGTCGATAAATACAAGCAATGGTATTGGTTAGATTTATTTACTAATTTTATGTTATGCCAGCAAAGAGAAAAATAACTCTTAAGAAAAAAGAGAAAGTAGAAACACCCATAGAAGAAGTAGAAAAGGCAGTTGAGACCGTTGTGGAAGAAGAAATGAGCGTTGAAGAAGTAGTTGAACCTAAGAAGGTTAAGGTAAGAGACAGAGTAGCCTGAAAAATCTGAAACTCTCCTGTAATTAAGCCACAGGGAAGGATTAAGTTTGAGGCACAAGTTGCACCAATGCCTTTATTCATGTTACCAGATGAGATTAGGAGATACTTAATCAATCATGGATTAACATCAGATGTATATAAGAAGGATAAAGAGTGGTTAGAGAAACATCACGTGGATATGGAGATGGTAGAGAAATTAAAACAGTTTTTAACTGAGAGATTATAAAATGTGGCAAGTACTTAGAGACCTAAATGACTTAATCAAGGAAGAACCATATAGGGAGAAGATAAAGATAGAGGATATAGATAGGATTAAGCGTAAGAGGTACAAGCAGGAGGTATATAGAATGATGATACACAACTACTTAAAGAAGTATCACAAGGGGATAAATCTGCTTTCTAAGGAAGATATTGCCATTATGACTGAGTGAATGGATACATTAGATAGGACACTATTCTTAGACCAAGTGAAGTACACATTGGAGACAACGTATGGTAAGCCTATCAAATGGATTATTCAGAATAATAAAAGCATTTTATTTAATAAGTAAACTAACAATGGCTTTAGAGCAAGAATTAATGGAGGCTGATAAAAAAGCTGACAAAAAGGAAGAGGTTGAACAAAAGAACTTTGATAACCTCTCAGATGAAGAGATTGAGGCAGTTAAAGAGATGGCTGCTAGTGCATGATGGGAAGTTGTAAAGAAGTGTATGGAGAAGAGGGTAAAGAAACAGGATGAGAGTATTGTAGTATTAGCAAAGGACAACTGTTTCAATCCTAAGCAAGACTGATACACAATCTATGAAGTATGGGGAGCATTCGCACAATGAATGTGAGAAGTAGAGAGATTGGTAAAGGTTATTACAGCAGACCCTGAAGATATTAGGAAAGCACAAGAGGCTGTACAGAAAGCTGAGGCAATCATGAGGGGGGAGAAGGTTGAATGAGTAGAATAAGCTCTCAAATATTCTATGTCCGAAGTTGCAAGACACTAAACTAATCAATCGTAGTCAAGTTGAAGACTTAAAATCAATTCGGAGTTGTAGAATGCTCTGACTTTACATTCTATTTATTATCAGATGACTGATATGGAACTTGATAACGCTGAGGAACAGAAGAAATCGTGATATGCTGCTTTGAGAGAAAAGCATAGTCAAGAGATGGCTGACCTACAGGCTAAGTTAGATGCTGAAATTGCAGGAAGAGCTGCAGACAAGAAACTTTATTTCGAGAATACAATGAAGAGTAGAGGATACGAATGAGACTTCGGTGCATTCGCAGACAAATATTCAGGATTAAGTATTAACGATATGGTATCATTGTATGAATGACAGAATGGGAAACCAGCTGTTGTGGAGGCTAAACCTGAAGTAGAGGCAAACGCTTGACCTAAAAGTGTTATCGCATGAGCTAATCCAACGACTGAGGTTGGTGGTAAAAAGCTAGGAGAAATGAGTTCAGAAGAACTAATTAACTTTGCGAAGACACAATCTCGGTACAAATAAAGGTTGGATAGCTAATATTTATTTAGCTTTATAACATTTATTTATTATGCCAGATTTCGACAGATTTAATGTTGCAACTGAAAGTGCTGCTAACATTATGCAAACAAGCAACATAGAAGATGTTTCAAATGTAAACGACTTCTTAACTTACTTACTTAAAAAATCATTCCTAGAGAATGGAGAACCTTCTACAGTATTCATGAGATTTGGACAAAAAGCATCTCATCAAGGATACAAATCAATCACTTGGCCTAGATTAGGAGTTATGAAAACTACTTTGGCACAAGCTGCTTTGACTGAAGGAGTTACACCTGATGGACACACTAATGTAGTTAAAACTGTAACTGCAGTACCTGTACAATTAGGAGACTACTCAATCATTTCAGATGTATTAGATGTAGAAACATTACTTCCTATAATTGCTGCACAAGGAAGAGAATTAGCAAACAATGCTGGAAGACTTATCGATGAATATATCCAAGACACATTAGCTAATAGTTCTATTGGAGTTATTTATGCTGGTGATGCTGCATCAAGAGCTGACTTAGCTGCTGGTGATGTTATGGATTTGGATTTAATCCTTAAGGCTTGTACATTCCTTGCATCTCAAGGACAAACTTGAGAAAGATTTAAGATTATTATGCACCCTAATGTATTCTTAGATTATGCTAAATCATCATCTACTAATACTTGGTTGAATAAATTAATCTACGAAGACTTCAAAGGAATTAAAGATGGATTTGTTACTGCTGGAGTTAACTACGACATCTATATCTCTGCTAATGTTAAACCATTTGTAGTAGATGCAGATACTGACTTCAACGTATATCCAACATACGCATTCAGAGATGGAGCATACGGAGTAGGAACACTTCAAAATCTTGAAACTTTCTACAAACCATTCGGAGCTGCTGGAACTGAAGACCCATTAAATCAAAGAGCTACAGTAGGATGGAAATGTATGTACGGATGTGCTGTTCTAAACGACTTATTCATCGTTAGAATTGAAAGTAGAGCAGGAACAGACTACGCATGGCAAGAAAACTTAGCTTAGGCTTGTTAGTTTGCTTATATACAAGGGGTTGCAATATGTAACCTCTTGGAATAAACAGACTTATTTATCTCTTTAATAGCAGTAAATGGCAACTATCCAAAATATGTATAGTAATTGGTGTCTTGAGGAATTGAGAGGAAGTTCACAGGTTAATCAGAATGTATGGTTAGCATGGTTTAAGAAGGGGTTGTTAATTTTCCAGAAGATGATACTAGAGTATGTATCATGACAACAGAACACATCATCTGTTATTCAGAATGTAGTTAAAGACCAAGCAACATATTCATTACCATTAGGAGAGAGTGGAAAGCCAGATTTCTATTCTATTATTCAGTTAAGAGTAGCATACTGATTAGATAAGAATGGTAACCCACTATATAGAGTATGTAAACCCATGAATTTGAGTGACTACAATATCAGACCTACTAATAACACTTATGATGATGATAACAAGTTAGTAGCACAGTGAGGAAGACAGATTTGAGAACCTATGGTATGGGGTAGAATATCAAGGAGAAATCCAAGATATACTTTTGTAGATAAGGACACAATCAAGATATATCCAACACCTACACAGGATGTAGAGAACTGAATATTCTTAAACTACAACTATATGGAGGATGTAGATGGGGTAACTATGAATACTAACACAAGCACATTGAACCTACCACGATACTTCTTTGATGCTATTGAGGACTATATTACATTCAGACTTTATCAAGCTGAAAATCCTGAGATGGCACAATGGTATTATCAACAATTCGAGAATACACTACATGATAACATATATGGATTAAACAAGGATAAGAGACCTGTAGATGAATGATTTGCAGATTTAAGATACTTTTATCATTACTAATAAACTAAATGGCAGTAGGAGAGAAAAGGGTAACGTGATTAATAAGTCAAGTGAGTTGGACAGACTGAACGGCACAAGATGTTTACTACTGACAGGAACATAGTTTTCAATACAGTGCTAATATTAATTGTGATGATGAGATGCACGGTATTAAGTTAGCAAGCAAGGCTATTAAGACTAGCAGTTTTGCTAAATGTGATTTAATAAGCTGATGAGATTACTGAGTATATGCTATGCCTGTAGATTGAGGTAGCATAAGCAGGATAAAATGTAATGGTAGCACAATATCTAGCCAATGAAGTGTTGGTAGTATAAGTTCTTGAAACGATGTTGTACCATGAACTATATTCCAAGATTACTTTTGGTGTGGAATAAACCTATCTACAACATGATGATTATACAAATGTCAGAATGGTGGAAGTTGACTTACACCTATAGCACCATTCGACCATCCAGATGCTACAGATGAAAGCATATCAGACCCAGCTACAAAGACAGTAAATATGCCATGACAGATTACGGCAATACTTAATTATAACAATACAAGATTAGTTGTTGCATCAGGTTCTTCTATATGGATTTATTATCCAGAACTAGATAGGACTAATCCAAATTCTCCATACTACGACCCACAGGCAGTAGCATGACAGACAGGATGGAAGAGGACATTAGACTTTGAGGCATGAGTAACAATCGTTGCCTTAACTTGTACGTTCGAGTACTTGAAGGTATGGGCTGTAGATGAGTGATGGAACACAAAGGTTTATTACTATCAAGGAAACAACAACCTAAGAAGTACATTTGTATATAACGTAGTAGACCTTACATGAGAGAAAGTATTAAGAGCTTACTCTATTAATGGAGTAGATTACTTCGTTACAAGTATAGATGGAACAGATGGTTATGTAAATCTAAACAAGATGATTGGTAATGTAGCAGTTCCATTATTCCATCAGAGAGCATGATTAACACAATACGACATTAACGATAAAGCACCTTATTTTGTATGACCTACAGGAATAAGGGCAGCATATAAATCTGGAAGGTTCTATATAGCAGATGCTTATGGAGTATTCCAATTCAAATATACACCACAAGGATACGATAAGGGATATATGAAATGGTTATTAAAGAATAACAAGCAAGTATATTGAGTATGTGAAAATGGTGGTTTCTTATATGTTAGTTATTCAGACTGATGTGTAGCTATGAGGCTATATGACACATGAGTAGATGGATACCAAAGTGAGTGAGTACTTATCTCTAGGGAGTTTGAGGGTAAAGAGTGAGGTACAGTAACAAAGATGTTAGATGAAATCAGACTTAACTATGAGTTAAACCCATTAACTAACTGAAACTGAACTATAGATGTCTACGTATCTCCAAACAACTTATGGAGGAATACAAGTACATTTACAGAGGCTAATAATTGGTATCATGCAATGCACATAAGTCAGACTAACTGAAAGACAAGAACAGAGAAATCTAACTTATTCAATAACTTAGGTAGTGGTAATACAACATCATTTGACTTTGATTGGCAGACTATAACTTACGCAATAGTTATTAATCTCTGAAGTGAGGATGAGGCTACACCAATAGTTAGACAGATAGATTTAAGATACCATGTTAAAGATAAAACAAATAACGTTTATGATATAAATTAAGGATGGAACGAAAACAGTATGATTGACAGCACGATTACTTAGCTACTCCATGAGAGTATCCTATTTCTGAAAACGAAAAACACTCAACATACGACCAATTCATTCAATTAAGAGATACGCTTATATTTAGTGGTAAGTACTACAACGGTAAGAAGTGACTGAAACTATGTATAGGGGAAACTGAGGAGACTGTAGAGGTACTAGAGAGGCAATTATTTAAACAGACTTTTGAGCCTGATTGGGCTACATGAAACTTTACTACAGGTATAATAGGGAACACAGTTGTTGAAGTACCTGCAGAGATAAAGGCTCAGTATCCTACTAACTTTACTAATCTAAGTTGTATGGTAACCAAGAGTGGTAGATACAGGATAGTACATAAGGAGGAAGTGTTACCACAAGCATGAAAGGATAAAGCATATTGTTACGTAGATATATATAGGAAGAACCAATGAGGGACATACGAGATAGTATATAAATGAGGAGTAGCAGTATTTGATTGGCAGTGAAAGTTTGAGAAGACATTTAGTGGAACAACAAGCTGAACAGACCCTAATGGAAGTTGTAGTGTTAAAGTCAGCTTTACTCTCTGAGATATTATTCAGAAACTAACAGCGTTTGGTTATATGGAGAGGGACTTACTTAAGGATGACATCTTAGTATTAAGAATGAAAGATGCAGAGACAGACCCTACAACATGAGAGAACCCATGAACAGACTTAACACTCCAACAACGGTCAAACTTCTGGAGTATAGAATATTTAGATTTACCTTATAATATTTAATTAAATGGCTAGGATTAACACAAACACTAATCAGCAATTAAACCCACAGTTGAATATGTCAACACCACAACCATCTGAGTGAGTAGTTGCACCAAGTCAAAACATCCAACCTAAATCTGAGGCACAAATCAGACTAGAGAATTTGGAGAACTTCAACGAGGCTTGGGGGGCTAATAGTAAACTATGAGACTTCTATAACAAGACATCAGATGTTATGTGAAGTATGGTGGGTAAACCAATTTTAGCATGAATACAAACAGCACAAAGCACAAAAGCTAATGCTGATTACCTAAACAGAAACAAGCAAGAACTTACAGCTTGAGGATATAACTATGGATTAAATTCAAGACCATCAGTTTGAGAACAATGACAAGTAAACTCTTTGGTAGGTACAGGAAGTATGGCTTGAATACAAGATGTTATCCATGTTCCTGTTCAGAATAATAGTAATGCTAAGGGTAAGAGATTTGATACTCCACGAGGAAATTGAGGGGAAGAAGAAGTTGTAGAGCAAGTAGCAGAAACATCTACTCCTGTTGCATGAAATAATGTTGCGTGAGGTACTGCTTGAGCATCAGGAACTCCTGCATCTAATTGAGGTAATGGTAGACAATTACAGAATGCTGATGTAAACTTTAGCCAATACTGAGATGATAGCTCAGCACCTAATCAAGCTACTGCATGAGGACAGAACGATAAGTATACATGAGAGTTTGTTAAGAACTCTAATTTATGATATGACCCTAATATAACTACAGCAGATTTAGACCCTAATTATCTATTCTGAATGGATGCACAATGGGCTAATTCAGACCAAGCTGGTTATATTGCTAGAAGAAACGACATGATAGCATCAGCTTTATTTAATGAGTGAAGAACATCTAAACAAGATGTAATAGATTTCCTAGCTAGTCAAGAATGATGGAACAACTCTACAGAGACTGATAGATTTAATACAGTAGAAAGTATATGGAAAAGACTAGGTGGTATGGTTAATGAAAATGAAATAAAAGATGTTGCTGTGGCTGACCTTAACAAGTCTGCATGAGTATATTCAGACCCTTCTCTAAATTCAATGGAGGCTGATTTATTGAAGTCTACAAGTTGAACTATTTATGGAAAGGTTTGAGTAGATAAAGATGGTTCAGTAAAAACTCTAGAAGATGACAATAGTGTATATAGAGCAATGAATGAAAGCAGGATACAGCAATTCAAACAATTACAATCTATGGATAGTGGAAGTTTGGCTGCTGCTATTGTATCTAACTCTATAGCATTTGATTGACAAGCTATGAGAGATTTAATGCAATATAATCCTGCTAAATACGATGAGGTACAACAACAAGTAAAACAATTAAAAGGACAGATGACAATAAACAGCATTACTAATGGGGATGCTTATCCTACATTCAATAATGGTAATGCTATAACTAATGATATATCAGACTTTGCTATTACTAATTCTAATTCATCTACAAGTTCAGCAGATATATTAAGAAGTGTAAATAGCACGTTAAGTTCTAATGATGCTGCCTCTACTGCTAGTGAAACAATGGCTAGTATAGAAAGCGATATGGCAGTATTACAAAATAGACTTAAGAACCTGAATAAGGAGGCTAATACGGTATTTAAATGAGATGTTCCTCAATACATAGTAAACGCTTATATATCTAATAGGACAGCTGAGATACAAGACCAGATGTCTATCTTAGAGAACAGATATAATGCAGCACAATCAAGATACCAACAAGAATGGGAAAGAACTAAGTGGGCTGCTGAGTTTGACTTAAAGAAACAAGAACTACAATTAAAGAGAGAAACTGCAAACTTAGATAATTGGAGTACTAGGCAATGAATAGCTCTAAAGTGGGCTGAATTGAATGGAACTACAAACTGAGTTACTCCATTAAGTACATTATCAGTACAGGAGAGCATGAATATCCTTTCAGACTTCTCTAGTTCTTATGCTGATAACAGTTACGGAGGACAATGTGGTACATTTGTTAAGAGATACCTATCTCAATTAGGAGTAAACCTACCAAATGTATCTAGTATAAATTCTAAAATGTCTTTAATAGATAATAGCATATCAGAACCTAATCAGTGAGATGTTGTTATTATGGATAGTACAAAGTATCCAGAAAACTGACACATGGCAATAGTAGAGAGCGTAGATGATGATGGAACAATACATCTATTAGAGAGTAATTGGAATAATGATGAATTAGTACATAGAAGAACTATTAAACCAAGTGATAGCAAAATATTAGGATATTACAGACCTACAGGATGAAACGCATCTGGTGGTGCTTATGAATGAAAGAATGTATCTAATTGAGTTTTCACAAGAAATGATGGTTTACAATTCGATGTTTCAAGTTCAGTTTTGTTTAATTCTCTTAATGATACAGACAAAAAGACAGTAATCTGATTGCTTAATTTACAAACAGACCCTAATTCCTTAACTACTAGGATGTGATATGATAAATGACAGGCACAGAAATTAATAAACGCAGCACAAGATATTAATCCTGCATGGAAACAAGATGACTTTAGTAACTGAGCTAAGGTAAGACAACAATGGGAAAAAGGTAAACAATGAGGATGGATTTCAAGGAACTGAACTGCCATGAAGGCTGCTAAGGAGTTATACGAGATGGTAGATGAAATAGATAAGTTCCCAAGTATGACATTGAACTGACTTAAGAATGCTGCTGCTGAGGAGTTCTGAGACCCTAAAATTGTTAAGTTTAAGACAACTCTTGAGTGATTTGTAACAGAGGCTGCAGGTGCTTTGAAGTGATGAAATGCTGCCAACGCTACACAAGATGTAGAGAGAATGGATGCAATTTTGAACCAGAAAATGACAAAGAAACAATTAAAGGCATCTATTAGACAGCTTGTAGATTTACTATATGGTAAAAACGAGAGTGAGGCAATGTCTTATTGAGAGGCTACATATCTTAAACCAAATACTCCACGAATTAAAGATGTAGCAGATTGGATGTATGATGAATTAGGAATAACATGACAGGAAATATATTATAACTACTCTCCAAATGGATGATGGAGTGTTGTATGAAACGCAAATAGCAATCTATCTAATGATGATATGATATACAATATATTTAGTTTTTAATTCACTAAACTATGGAGGAAAACATAAACCAAGTTCAACAGAGAGCTGAAAGCCACCTACAGAGTAAGCTAAATCAGTACAAGCAATGGAAGAACAAGGCTGATGCAGACTATGCAAACCAACAGTCAGCACAGATGGAGACTGATACAATGAACTTATATAAAAGCTGATTAGAGGCTACAGATACTGAAACAAAAAAGAAGTATCAGGTTGCCTCTAGGGCTAACTTGCTGGCAGAGATGATTAGCAATACTGCTAAGGAGAAAGGTGTAGAATTAACATGAAATGCTAAAGACATTGTTAGTTCTTACTTAAAAGGGTTTCCTGATGATTATCAAAAGTTAATGGACTTTACACATAGTAATCAAGACCCTGAGGAGTTTGCTATCGAGATGTGATGGATGCAAGCACCAGAGCCACAATGATGATTTTGGAGAAATGTTGTAGGTTGAGCATGAGATGCGGCTACATGATTATGACAGTTTATTGGTAATTCTGCTGCTGATATAATCTGATGGACAGCTAAACAACTAGGTGCAGATGAAGATAGGGTAAACTATCTTGTAGATGATTTTAAGAAATACTTGGATGACAGTAAGATTTCTAAAACAGTTGATGCTGATACTAACTCAGGTACATATAAAACATCTAAGGCACTTACAGAGTTCTTTGAGGCTATGTGATTATGAGCTTTGGGTAAATGAGCTATAGAAACTAAATTGTGATGACCTTTAGTAACCAAAGAAACGCCTACAGCTTTGAAATCAGCCGTGTGAGCATTGGAATGAGCTGCAGATATGGCAATCTATAAACCAATAGCAGACCAAGAATTAGCAAGTCCATGAGAATTAGCAACATGAGCTTTACTATGAGGGGTTGCTCCACGATGATGAGCTGCATTAAAAGCTGGTAAAAGTGCTGTAAGAAATAAGGCTGTAGATATAGCAGAGAACACAATAGGTTCACTTAATAAGATGTCAAAGTGAAAGCAAAATAAGTTCTTTAGTAGAGTTGGGGAGAAATATACTACATGGATGAATGATAGGGGTATTAAGAATGGTGCAGATTTAATTAACTACTTTGAAAAAAGTAAGTGATTAGTAGATGATTGACTAGCACAGATTGAATGAAGATATACTTCTAAGGCACTTGATGATGTAATGGATGATGTAGTTAAGTACTCAAAGAAAACAAAAGACCCAATGTATGAGAGATTACTAGAATTACAAGAAAAGAATAAAAACTGATGATTAACAATGAGTGAAACTAACGAAGTAAAGAGATACTTCGAAAACAAGAGAAAGTTCAGTTATGGTAAAGATGTATCTTCTCAAGATAGAGACTTATATACAAACATGGATAATAACTTAAGGGAGTGGCAATTTGATGTAGCAAAGCAAAACTGATTTAATGACATAGCAGAGCTTAATAAGGAAACACAGAATGCTTATGCTATATGGAAGTGAATAGATAATAATAACGCTCTTAATACATCTCTCTGACTTAGTGATTGGTTGGTTATAGCAGAGAACTGAGTATCTGCAAAAACGTTAGAGTGATTTATAGCCAAGAAGGTATTAGAGAGTACATGGTTTAAAGAAAACATGATAGATATTCTAAATAGAATATGAAGGCATCAGAATAAATGAAATAGAGTAATGGATTTAATGTGATTATCTAATGTTAAATCTAAATCAGATTTACAAGAATGGTTTAGTATAAATTGGGATGATTTAGGAGATGCTGGTAGAATGGCTGCGGTTGCATGAGTAGATGCTATTAACGATTAAAATCTCTTGACTTTCAGGAATTTCTGATTATACTGCAATCGTTTAACCAACCATAACACACCATGATAACAATATGCCTATTTTGACTTGCTATATGGTTTATAGCCATGTCTGTATCGTGAAGTAATAACGAGATAAAGAGTATGCAGAAAAGACAAAAGATGGAGAGAGCTGCTGCTGAACGTAAAAAGATGGAGCAGTTCTATACCAAACCAAAAGAATAATAGTATTAGCCATATATAAAAAGGACAGAGAAATCTGTCTTTTTTCTTTTTATCCTTTTTTTCTTACTCTCTAAGTGTTAGTGTGATATATAAACTTTCATGGTTGAGTGTACAGTCTCTCCTCAAAACCCTCTCTATTAGAGCTTAAAAATTTTTCAGAAAATAATTAGAAAAATCTGTAACACCATCTAGTGTCTGCTCTAATGTCAAGGAGTATTGAGGAAGAGCATCCCACTCGTACGTTGTAGTTACTGCCACGAAAGTTTCAACTTTTCATGTATATCGTGTCTCAGTTGCTCTCTCTAGATTAGACCCTCTCACAACTAATCTAGAAATGAAATCATCCATTCTCGCCTGTATTATATGCGAAACGTTGGATTTCCAAAATAATTTTTGGACTTTTTTTATTTCATTCTCGGTTGCATTATAATCACAAGTGGTGTATTCTCCAAGAAATTCGGACAAAAAAATGTACTTTTTGATTAGTTATACTAATTCATACCGATTAAAATTAAATCGCACAATTTTTTTGAAAAATGAAAAAATGGAGAGTTTTATCAGTTCTCAATTAAGAAATTAAAAATAGCAGGTAAGAACTATCAAAAGTTGATTTGTAGTTAAAATTTAGAGATGTCCCCCACCTATGATTATATTACCATCAGATTTATTATCTAATAATTGGTATGGAGGTAAAGAGTGTGTATATGGATTTACAGGAGTGAGTGAAGAAGGGGAATGTATGGAAGTTAGAGAGTGAGGCATTCAAAAAACCAATAGAGATAAAAATCTGATATGACAATCATGAGTTAGCTACATTTAACTGAGAGATAGAGTGAATTAAGTCTGAACTATCTAAACAGAAAGACAAACTCAATCTAGTAGCATACGACCAGACTAGGGTGTTTGATATGAGGGAAGAGTTTGAAAACAAGAACCAGAACAAGCAATACCAGATTAATGAGCTTAGGGAGAAGATAGAAAATCAGAATAAAGAAATTAGTTCACTTTATAAAGTAATAGCTGATTTAAAAACAACGGTAGAAACATTAAGTGGAACAACACTCCACTCGCAAGAGAGAATAAGTCAGATTTCTCAAAAGCTAATGGAACAACCTATGGTTATACACGATAAATGTTTCATATCTTGAAGGGAGAGTAGTGGATTATGAATGATAGACATAAAGGATGGGGATTACTTAATGATAATGAAAATAAAAATCTGAGAGCATAATGAGTACGTTGAGAATGGGGATGAGATATTGTTTGATAAAATTCATGTGGAGTGACAGCATTATATACCTTTTTATAGGTTAGAGTGAGGTACAGAGTTAGATACTCCTACAGCGACTATATACTATGATTTAATCTTTATACCTATGTAATGTATGTGTATGTAAGTGACAAGGGGAACATAATAATGAGGAGTAGCTTTAGGATAACAGGGTTACAAAATCAGTACAGAGAGTACATCACAGAATATAGTCAGACTGATAATTTAATCTTTGAGGATAATCAGATTAAAAAATATGAGAACTCTAAGCAATACATAGAGGATACAAACAGATACCATTTAAACAAGGAACTAGAGGAAACAAAAAGAAAGAAATCAGAATTAGAGAAGATAGCTAATATTAAAGTAAGGAAGGAGTTAGAATTGGATGTTAAGTGAGAGGCAGATGGGGAATATCAGAGGAAACTTTATTTATTAAGGAACATGAGATGATTGCAACAATCGTAATGACATGAGATTGGCAAGAGCTACCAATAGACATTGGTACAGAGGTAAGCAAGTTATCAGATAGGATTACACCTAATGATAAGATAACAAACAGTTATTGAGCTTTATTTGATAGTTTATGTATTACAGCCTGAGAGGATAATGCTGGTAGTATTTTAGTATCAGATTACACAGAGGCAAATCAGACTAATGATGGTAATATAGCAGACTTCATAGAGCTTAATCCTAAGTGAAGGATAGAACTACCACGAAATAAACAATTACAGGCTTTAAACAGACCAATGGTTATGGGACAGGCTTGAGATATTGTTAAGGTAGTTGCTAGATAGTTTTATTATTAATCTAATTAAAGATGAAAAGAGTATGGGATAGTAAAAAAAGAACAGTATGGCAAGATAAACAACAAGTATGGGAAGTTGGTGGAGATTTAAAAGTGAACACTAATCATTGAATGGCAGAGCCATCAGAAAGCGACATGGTTGTTTATGATAGTTCTTGGGTAGAACCAGAAACTCCATATATGACTTATGGTAATTCTTGGGTAGAAATTGAAACTGAAACACCTACAGAAACTCCAACTGAGACACCTACAGAAACTCCAACTGAGACACCTACAGAAACGCCTACGGAGACACCTACTGAGACACCTACTGAGACTGAAACACCTACAGAAACTCCAACTGAGTGATAATTTATAACATAACTAAATAACGATGGGAGTATCACTATACGAATGAGATAAGAACGAGAGAGGTTGAGCATGAATAGAGATTACTGCCAACAAAGTAGTAAACCTTTTGTTAAGAGATGAAAATAATCTGATTAAGATAGACAATAATCAAGCTGCTTATGTAGATTTACAATTACAGGATGGGGTTTCCACACAAGATACTTTACCTGTAGGAGTTACTACAGGTAGGGTATTAGCAGCAGATGGTTGGGTAGCTACCTGAACTATGTTATGCTTTAAGACTACTTCTTGAGATTATGTAACATGGATATATTGAGATGATGGTAAACTCTATATAGATAACTGAACGTGAACATTTAAACAGATTTATTTAAAGTCTGAAGTAGATGCACTTTTTACTCAATTAAGAAGTGAGTTAAGTACGGTAGCGTTTAGTGGAGATTATGATGACTTACTAAACAAACCAACATTATGAACTGCTGCAGCATTAGATATTGGTTCTAATCCATGAAACATACCTGTAATTAAAGGAGATGGAAGACTAGACCCTAATATAGTACCTAGTACGTGAGTAATGACAACGTATACAGTTACTAATAAATCAGACTTAACTTCTATTTCTAATGCTAAGAAGTGAGATATAGGAATAGTAACAAGTGAGAACAAGACATACATATTAAGTAATGACCCATATTCTACACTTAGTAATTGGACAGAATTATTATTTCCTACAGGTTCAGTAAGTTCAGTAAACTGATTTACATGAGCTGTTAATTTAACAACGTGATATATCTCTGAGAGTGGTAATAAACTATATGTTAGTTCTACTGAGAAGGCAACATGGAATAATAAGCTAGGAACTAACAATGTAGCTACAGTGGCAATTACATGAAACTATAACGACTTAATAAATAAACCAACGACTACAGGGGAAGTATATTTAACACAAGCACAATACGATGCTTTACCAAGTTCTAAGGAGACAGATTGAAACAGCTATTTTATATATAGTTAATAAATAAATGGCAAGAGTAGTAGAATGACAGTTACCTTATACATGATGAACAGGAATAGAGATAGATGCCAACAAGGTAATCAAAATTCTGTTAAGAGATGAGGATAACTTAATACAAGTAAATAACGATAACGAACTATATACAGACTTACAGTTAGCAGATTGAATTAAACCTACTGACAGCTTTCCTGTATGAGTTACAGTTGGTAAAGTATTAGCTAGTGACTGATGGTGGGAGAGTTGAATGTTATTAAATCTAAAGACAACAAGTTGAGATTATGTTAGATGGATATACTGACAAGACAACAAGTTATACATAGATAGAGGTACAGGAACATATACTCAGATTTATACTAAGCCTGAAGTAGATGCTTTATTTACTCAGCTTAGAGGAGAATTAGCTACTGTAGCTTTCACATGAGATTATAACGACTTAATTAACAGACCTGCATTCTTACAGGAACAAGCAGATTGGGAACAAACAGATACAGATGCACCAGACTATATTAAGAATAAACCAACAATACCTACAGTTAATGATGCTACATTAACAATACAAAAAAACTGAATAGGATTGGGTAGCTTTACTGCTAACTCTAGTACAAATACTACGGTTAATATTCCTGTTCCATGAGTAATAGATAATGTGTCTAGTACAAGTACTACAGATGCTTTATCTGCTAATCAAGGTAAGGAACTACAAGACCAGATAGATGGACTTAAAGCTATGGGTAGGTTCTTAAGTTTATGGAATAGTGCAACATGATTACCTATCAGCTTTCCTTTGGATATTCCATATAACTACAAAACATGAGATTACTTCCTAGTAGAGACAGTATCAAGTGCTACACCTGCAGTTAATTATAGACCTACAGGATTACAATATACTTGAACGGCTAGTAGTACAGTAGAGACAGAGGAAGTGGCAGTAGGAGACTTATACTTATTTATGGTAGTACTTGGTTATTACAGATTAATCATGGTAAGTCAGTCGGCTTTGCTAATATCGCATGACAGCCATCAGACAATGCTGCATTAGATGCTGCATTAGATGCTAAACAAGATGTATTAACAGCTTGAACATGAATAAGTATATCTAATAACACGGTAAGTAATACAGGAGTAACATCAGTGAACTGAAATACTTGAGCTGTCACAATAGCAGTTAACGACTGAACATTAGCAATAAATCAATGATGAACTAGCAAATGAACATTTACAGCTAATCAGAGTGGTGCGAGTACGGTGGATTTAGAAACAACGATACCTGTAACACAATCATGATATGATGCTTTACCCTCAAGTAAGACATCAGATTGAAATCTTTATCTTATATATTGATAACAAATGGCAGAGATTAAAAAGGTTTATAAAAACTGAACAGCATACGATGTTCTGAACTCGGATACTGTAGTAGATGCTGTTATACCAAGCCAGAGTTGAAACTCTTGAAAATTCTTAACTACAGATGGTAGTGATGTTAGTTGGGCTACAGTAGATGCCTTACCAAGTCAGACTTCTCAAAGTGGTAAGTTTCTAACTACAGATGGTACATCAGCCTCTTGGGCTAATGTTGATGCTTTACCAAGTCAAACAGGACAGAGCTGAAAATACTTAACTACAGACTGAACAACTGCTAGTTGGGGAAATCCAAATTGGATAGGAACGGAGGATGAATATGGGGCTCTATGAAGTGATAAAT